TTGCCCGCCAGTCTACATTCTTCGCTATACGTTTTGCAAACTCCTTGGTTCCGGCTTCTAACCTGCCATAGCGCTTCATCAGCTTTACCTTGCCGTCAGCTATGTATGTGGTCAGATCGTCAGCAATTTTTACAGGGTCCCTTCCCTGGGAAAGCCCTGACAATATCACCTGCTTGATATCAGTGGGGAATGCCTCGCCAACACGCCACACGCGCTCTGAAAAGGTATATCCGTCTGCGAACATGCGCGTCGCCATATTGGTGAGAAGCTGTTCATTGATTTTCACATACATGTTCCTGATCTTCACTGCTAACAGGACGTTGCCTGCTTTCGTGTTTGCATCAGAAAGCCATTTCTCATCAACAGAAGATATCCTGCTCACGGTATTCTCAACAGCAATCGGAGCCTCAACATTGATCGATTCGCTTATGCCAGCCACCCCGGCCTTGAGCTGCAGCTCAATCTGCCTCCAGCTCTGCTGTGTCAAATCAGACGCACCGGTCAGCTCAGCAACCCTCAGTTGCTCGGCTACCTTCTCTCCTGCAGTTGTATATGCTTGCTTGATCTGGGTCATTGCCGTCTTAATCTGTTTTGGTGTTGCCTTTCGTACTGACCGGTACGCCGTCTCATATTCGGTGCGCGTCATTCGAATTCATCCCTTGCCAGGTCGTAGTCTGCATCGCGAAATTGCTTGTGCTTCGCCATAGCTGACAAGCCCTGCTCGAATTCCTCATATGTCTCGATGGTTGCCGCTGGATACAGGTTGTTCCATAGCTCATAGAGCTGCTGCTTGGTAGCAGCACCACCATCAACCAGTCGCGCGGCACCCTCGGCAAATGACTTGAATACCTCTGCCTTGGTCTTGGCTGATAGCTTGTCAAGGTTTCCCCACTTGACCTCGATATCAGGACTGGTTGACTGCATGCTGGCTACGCTCATGAGCCGCACAGACGCCGTGAACAGGCGCTTGTATGCCGCGGTTTTCTGCCCGCGCTTGTCCTCGACGAACAAAAGCAACAGTCCCATTTGCTCCTCGGCTGATGCTAGATTGCCCTCGACCTTGATGCCCCAGCAAATCTCGGGAACAACACTTCCTTCCACGATCTTGCGGAATGTGCGCTTCAATGCAGATTCGTAGGCTTGGTATGCATTGTCGGGGAACTCAAAAGAAACCTTCTCATCGGGAAGATTCAGGAACAAATCAGATTTGGCAATATCCACATCGCCTATGTTGCCGAAACCATTGTTCTTTAGCCATGCCGTTGCATCCTTGCAGTCTACGATCATCTTCGTATTGAATTTTGCCAATGTGGTTGTCTGCATGAGCTCGATGTCATGGTAGTTCTTCAGATCGTAGACAATACGCTCGTAGTCTGAGTGTCCCCTCACCTCGGTGGCATCTGAGTTGTTGGAGAAATTGATCGGTAGCTCGCGCGTGATATTTGGTATGATCTCATTCTCGAGCGAAACACGAAGGGTGCTCTGCGTCCACTCGGTCTTGATCGTATCCCTGGTAAATGTGCGCTTTCTCACCACACCTGCGGTCATTCCATTGTCAAGACTTATTGTCATTTGCTCTTCGCAGATGATTGTCGATACATCACCCGTCCTGATGTCGCGCATGACCGTGGTCACGCTTGTATCAGGTATGATCTCCCAGTGGAGCTTACGGTCTTCCGCTGAGAAATAGGGCCATACCCAGATGGTGCCATCCCTATGACATTCGGTATGAATCTGCTGCATGAGCGTGGAAAACTGCTCGGTCAAATCGTTGAGCATCTCCTGGACACGGTTGTCCTCGCTTTCTGCAACAGGGAGACCCATGAACCAGACGGGCACCGCAATCGGAGCGTAGGCAAGGCTTCCTGCAAGCTTGAATCCATTGTATTCGTTATGGTACAAGCCGTATGTCAGATCTCGGTTTACCACAACTCCTTCTGTCCAGTCGACAATACCGCGGGATATCCTGCGTTGCCTGGTTATATTCTCATTGGTGGATGTTCTATTGAAAAAAAATCCCATCGGTATTATCTCCTTCGGTAAGTATCACACGATTTCTTCAAATCGTCAATGCAATCACTGATCTCATATTCGCTGTAGAAAAGACATGTCCTACCCTTGTAATGATATTCACGTTTTCCTTGATAGCCGATAATGATGTTGTACTTGAGCCTTGGAAGCGCTGACTTCTTAGGCATGTGGTCTCGTATTGATATTGTTCCGATTTCGGATGAATGAATGTACACGCTCGTCGTTTTCTTTGCATGGTAGATGCTGACAGGCAAACCATCAAGGGCTACCATCATGTGCTCGAATACATCACTTGTCGTCAAAATCTTCTCCTCATCGCCATTTGGGATATGATCTCATCCGGGAATATCAAGCCGGTCCCATCAAAGTAGCACAGAAGCAAAGCATCTGCCTCGTCAGGGCTCCTGCCGCACCGCTTCTTGTAGTCGTCCTTAGATTCGATTTTGCGCCTTCCCTGGTGATCGTATGAATATTGCCTTCCAGCAAGCTCTGCCATCAATACAGGATCATCGGGAATTGAAGCCTCATCAACGGGAAAGTTGAACCAGAGCTCGTCTGCTATGCTTGTGTACTTGTCCTTATCAGCAGGCGAGCCGCCGAAGTTGACTGGATAGACTTTAGCCCCAAGTTCACGCAACCGATCGGTTACGCCGCCTCCCACCCCGCTGTCGTCAACGTAGATGGGGATTGACGGATCATGATTAGCCATCGCCCAGCACTCATAGGCGGTGGTCATGGTGTCCTGCTTTGAGAATGACTTGTGGTCTGTGATAACAAGACCCTTGCGCTTGTATATGACAGTTCGATCATCGCCGTACCTCGCAACGTCGCAACCGATTTGTATGATACCAACAGGTTCGATCACACGTTCCATTGCAGCGCGGATTGATACACGGCTCATGACAGATCGCTGGCCCTGCTTCCTGGGCTGGCCTCCCCAGATGTGCTCGGCTTCGTCGGGGTCGGCCTTGTAGTCCTCTTCCATTTCCTTCTGAAGCCCGTCATTCCACCACGGATTGTCTATCGGACCAGGTTGCAACTCAATGAGCAATGCGTCACTTCGGTTGCGGTTCCATATCTTGACCGATACAGGGTCGAACTCACTTTCAGGATTGTATGCGAACCAAAGCTGGCTTCCAGGGTTACGCATGAGCGTAGGCATCAAAAGGTCCCAGCTATCCATGCTTATAGTCGCCGCTTCCTCGATGAAGAATATATCGAACGCCTCCAAGCCCTTCACGTTGCGTGACGCGCGAAGATCCTTCAATCCCTTGAAAATGAACTTGGAACCAGAAGGGCTGATGATCGTACTCACCTGGAATATCCACCCCGAATACCCGAGTTGCTCAACCTTGAGCTTGATCAGTGCGTACACCGATTCTTCAAGCGATTCCTGTATCTCGCGAAAGCATCCAACACGTATGCGCTGGATGTTTGCTCGCTGAACGATGAGGCTAACAAGGCTGTGCGATTTTGCTCCTGCACCACGTCCACCACGGCAACCGCGTATGCGTATCTCCTTCGGGCAATCACCGCCTATGATCGGGTCTCGGAAAGCCTCAAGCTTAGGGCTCACCCGCTCGCGGTCCTGTTGCTCAAGCAGTAAAAGGAGTTCAATCTCCTCTTCTTCAGTCAACCTTGCCATTGAGCTTCCTATACAACTCTGCTATGCGCTCGCGCCTTTGCGCAGGCGACATGGCTTCGACATTCGGTGCATGCTCCTCGCTTCTCTCATCGACGGTAAAACCGTCGCCAATAACACCAAGGAACTTGGCAAGCTGCTCAAGAGCCCTCACCTTGTCATATGCCTTGATCTTCATTGTGGTTCCGCTGTCTGTGCTGTTGTACTGAACCTCCTGGATTGCCATTGCTGTTGCGTCGTCAAGCTGGTTCGAAGGCCTGAGTGTGAGCGTGTTCTCATCCCACTCTGCGGCCTTGCGCATATCATACTCGGCAATGCCCTTGACCTGCTTCAGCCATTGGAGTGTCATCATTTCAGTATCTGTCAACACCTCGCGGATACGCCTTGACACTTCTGCTTTTATGTTGGGTTTTGTTAACAGCTTGCTTGCAGTAATCCTAGCGGTTTTTACAGAGTACCCAGCTTCAATTGCAGCACGAGAACCGTTCATACCGTTGGCGATATATTTCTCAACAAAGAGCTTCTGTCTTGACGGTAATTTGCTTCTTGTACTCATGCCTTAACCCTACCATCCTTCC